CCCTGCCAAATACCCATATAAACCCTAGTCTCAGCCTGAATTAGCTTTCCATCTCTGCGTTGGATAGGTATCGGACAAACATCCGCATTACCATCGAGCATATCCTTAACCAGCATAGAAGCAAACATCCGTTGCTCTGGTGGGTGAATATCTATTACAGGCATACCAATTAGTTCATCACGAGAATAGCCTAATCTGTCACAGGCTGTGTCGTTGCAATATAGGATGTTACCGTCTATATCCAACACGAATAATAGAAGTTCCAGTGTGTTAAAGAAGTTTTGGTAATCACAATTATTTGACATATATGTTTCCATTTAAAGAAGCCATAAGGGTATCAATCGCTTCGGCCAGTATCTTGTCCCGCTCAACCTGTTTAGTTACATCACATGATATTCCTACTGTCCCGACTAATTTAGCTGTCTTATCGCATACGCCCACCTTTATAGTGTGATAGTGTTTAGGGCCGTAAACAGGATGAATAATTGCGTCAGTCTTTTCTAAGAGATACTCGCATTCTCTAACCGATATATCCTCTACGGTAAAGGAATCAGCCTGGTCCTTGGGCCATATCTCAGCATCAGTTTTACCAATAGGGTCTGTATTGGTGAATTGATTAAATTCATCGAATGATTTGTTGGTGAATAAATAACGACCGTCAACGTCCTTTAGCCATATCATGCTGGGTATATTATCAATTATGGCTTTAAGCATCTTATTGTTGCGTTCTAGTTCGCACTTCAAAGAGGTATAATCCGTCATGTCTTCCATCATAATCAACGTCAAACACACATAATCTTGTTCATCATAGATTGGTGTAGCTGTAAACCTGACGGCGGCTGTCTTTCCCCAACAGCTTGTGTAGTAAATGTCGTGGACAATCTTGGATTCACCACCAAGAGACCTAATAGCAATAGCCGAAACACCTGCATCAATTAAAGGTTGAAACGTGAGCATGTTAATCTGTTTAGTAGCTTCGGCTGATGGTGAACCAAGTATCTCCAATGCTTTTGGATTTACATCAATTATGTCACCATTAAGGTCTATTACAAGGCAGCCGAGAGGCATAGTTTCAAACAGGTTCTCGTGCCTGTGAATTATGTTCTGCGTCAGTGTTTCGCAGGTTGTACTCATTTGGGTTTTCGCCCTACCAGCACATCTCCCAACAATTGGACAACCTGTTTAGATTGGGCCGAGACTTCTGCGGCAAGCACCTGCATCTGATTCTGAATATCTTTTAACGATGCTCCTGTAGAGTTACGTGACTCCTCAGCCTTAACAGTAAATTGCTCAAACAATGCGCCAACGCTACGGATGTTACCTATTACTGTGATTAAATGTGGACACTTATCAATATTACATCTAGCATATACTTCCTGTGAATTGAGCCGTATTACATCCTCGTAATGTTTATTAGCGTTAGCTGCGTGTGCTTCTGCATCTTGTCGTAACTCTTGTAACTCAGCTTCTATTGCCCTCATCAGGTCATAGTGAATTAATGGTGAACCCTTCTCGTGTGACATAGATGATTCCATCCTAGCAACCTGCGTTGCCATTTCGTGTATATCTTGCGCTAATGAATAGATGTATTTAACCAACATCCCTGCCAAAACAAGACCCATTAATACAAGGACTGTTAATGGCCACCCAATAGACCCCGCAAGAGCCGTAGTCTCTATGATATTAGGAATTGTCTTTTCCTTTCATAATTCTATCACCTAATATCTTAATAGATATGGCTAGGTCGTTAACACGCCGTTTCAACAACACTACCCCAATAAACACACCTATCCCTACAGACAAAATAAATAAATCCACAGCAACTACGGTGGGTCTGGATAGATATATATCTAAAAAACTATGAATACTGTGTATCATCGGCATCCCCCGTAGTAATAATAACCTGTTGGGGCGTTAGTGTTTTTAAGCTGTTTGCGTAACTTATCAAAGTCGGGGCCATAGTCCTTACATGGTGGACATTCAGGACATTCAGGTATGTCTATGTTTATTTCCTTGTCACTGGCACTAACTAACATATCAATCTTACTGGGAATCTCTGCCAATCTTTTGTTAATTTCTTTGTTAACTTCTAAAATTGTATAAATCCCTAACAAAGAGATTAACTGAATTACCAGAATAGTCACTAGAATTACGCTATTCATTAATTATTACCATATCTTACCTGTTGTTCCCGAAATATACTTCGGGGACATGCTGCTATCTGGCCCTAGTAAAAGTTTTCTGGGCTTATTGTGCTCTTAAGACACTTCCAATATGGCCCTACATTCACCGTCCGTAAACCCCAACCGACTGAATATGTATGCGTTTGGATCGGCCTGCAGTTCTTGTTGCGCTCTGGTTATTACCCCAGTCTCCATGTCCTGGCTGATAATGATACGATGCAATTCGTCTTCGGTTCCCGTCTCTGACTCTGCAAGATTCCCTGTTGTTACCCAGATCATCCTGGCATCATAAAGTTTTTTAATTTCTTGCTTATAAATTTCTTCACCAAAATCGTTACGGATATTTAGCAAATCCTGTTTGGTTCCAAACCAAGCTGGCAATCCATTCATTATATTATATCCTTATGTTTATTAACCGGAGTTGTTATCATTTTTTCTATGCTCCATTCTCTATTATGCCGAGATTGCATAGTTCCTTCTTTAATGCCCAGTAGTCTTCCCCATTCTACAAGACTATGGGTTTCCTTATTGAAAGTAATATTAACGTTTTTACGTGTGTTATTCATCTGCTCTTTATGTGTGGCCCATCTACAATTCTCTGGAGAATAAGGCCCGTCATTATTAATTCTATCTATCGAGTATTCAGGGCCCGGTGCGTCTCCGATATCTTCTAAGAAATGCTCAAACCCACTATCTCCTCTCCATCTATCACAAACAAATACCCCTCTTCCTCCATAATTATGATAAGCCTTGTTGTTCGGACTGTGACAACGAGAAATTATAGCACCCCACGTGTTATGCGTTTTGTTATTCTTACCATTGGCATCTTTTTTGGTCCTACCGTGTCTTGTCCTTTTTGCTATCACATCTGGCTCGTGAACACGTTTAATCATGGTGGGTTTATAACAGTCATAAGAGCAGAATTTTCTTTCTATTTGTGGATAATCTTTGAATTCCTTTTCACACTCTTGACATATAAATGTCTTCTTCTCTAAAACCACACAAGTTGGTGAAACGTCTACTCGTAGTTTTCCTTTAAGCCATTTACCGTAACAAGCATGACCGCAAAATTTAGCACCTGCTCTTTTGGTCTCAAACAGCTTATTACAGTTTCCACACGCTTTAATTAACAAATCTCTCTTGCTCATTTTGAATTAGTCTCCGAATATCTATCGCTGTGTTCTCCATTAAGACAGCGTGTAGTATCTGTCTATTTTCTTGATCGTTGCCGTAAATGGTATCTCGTTGCCGTATTTTTCAAGCTGATCTATTAACACCGTCGATCCTGTGAACAACACGTTTTTGGCCCCTTCAACCTCGAATTGAAGTGTCAGACACTTTCCGTATCCCGCATTGTTGTATCGGCTGTGCGAGACCTTATAACCCGTGATGACAATATCCATGTTCAAAACTGATTCGATTTTGACCTTAGCGCCATCAAGCGGCTTTGCTTCCTCACAGAAATCGCTGAATCTTTTAGGCTGCACTGACACTGGCCAGCTCCTCAAGCTTTAAAGACAGACCCAAATGGTGGCTATTCGCCCACTTCAGCCAACCATTCGTTGATGCGATAGATGATCTGTAAGAATCAAGCGAAATTCGACCTTTTGCCAGAAGGCTGGGCAGCAGCGCCAATCGCTTTTTGACCCGTCTGGATGTGCTCTTTCGAAGCAATATGAAATTTGGGAAATGCCTATAACCCAGAAAATCAACCCCCTGGTTTACGGGAAATAGATCGCACTTCGATAGCCGCAGCTTCAGCCTGTCAGCGCAATATTCCTTGATGGCGTCAGCTACCTCGTTGAGGAACCGCTTGTCGTCGCTGAACGAAACAAAATCATCGCAGTAGCGAATATAAGGCTTTATGCGCCATTCATGTTTCAGATACTGATCCAGTTCGTTCATGTATAGATTGCCGAACCACTGGCTAGTATAGTTCCCGATTGGCACATTCTTACCGCCAGGCATTGAATAGATGATCTCTTTAATCAACCATAGCGTTTCCGGGCATTTAATTTTGCGTTGAATTACATCGAACAGAACGTCGTGGTCCACAGATGGATAGAATTTGCTTATGTCACATTTCAGGCAGTATTTATATCGCCTCACAAACTCCATGCAGCGACGAGACCCGGCATGAATACCCTTCCCAACTCTGCAAGCGTATGAATCGCTGATCAACAGATCATCCCAGATCGGTTCGATCACATTCATCAATGCATGCTGAACGATCCGGTCTGGCGCAAACGGCAATACATAAATCTGTCGTGGCTTTGGCTCCAGTATCCACTTGGAAGAATATTCTGACGTTTTGAACGTCTGATCGACGAGGGTTTGTCGTATTTTTACCAAGCGTTCTTCCGGGTTTTGGTCAAACCTCTTAATGGCGCTCTTTGCTGTCTTGCCCCGCCTGGCCCGGCGATAAGCCTCCATCAAGTTATCTGCTTCTGTAATCCGCCCGTATAAATTGCCGTGCCGTTTCATAAAACCTCTTCGTTGTTGTGTGGCTGCAAGGACTTTCGGTCGCCCTACTAGCCCAAACAGCCCTCCGTTTTGTGTTTTGCCCTTCGGCCTATGGCCTACCGGACATGGACAATGATCCAGCCAAGGAGTTTAGCTCGTAACAACCCTGTATCCGCGTAGCAAACTGCGCACTGATATTCGTATTCGTACCCCAGCGATAGAAATTCGCATGCCGCGAACGCGACCCGCAATACGACCCATAATACCAAGCGCCGCCCGCCAGCAGCTCACCAACATTCTGACCATTGCCCAATTTTTGGCGCGCGTTCTGCGCGTACTGTTTTTTCGATCTTTCGTCATTTCGTTAAGTGCCGCGCAGCAAACCGCGCACCGACATCCGTACTCGTACCCCAGCGATAGAAATTCGCATGCCGCGAACGCGACCCGCACCACGACCCATAATACCAAGCGCCGCCCGCCAGCAGCTTGACATCGCCTGTTCCCGCAGATCCAGCTCCGTTATACAACGATCCTTTGCTGCCTGGCAGGTCATACCAACCCCAAGAGGCGGTAAAGTCCCACTTATTCGACTGCTCATCTAGCCACTGCCAGATGTGCCCGCAGCACGATTCCATTCCTATTGAACTTATCATCCTACGCCCGGCTGTGTCAGAATACCCACCAGTCCCGGCAGGGAAGGCCGAACCAGCTATATTCGTCTCCTCGTTGCTCCCGGCAGCCCCACGCTGAAACGACGCATCTGTGAGTAAGTGCTTGCCAACAGCCGCGCCATCATCCGTAAAGTCCATCCAGTTGCGTGACACCGTAACGGCTGTGCCCGTTAAATAGACACTCGCAGTGGTAGCCCCGGTGCTGGTCGGCGGATAAATATCCTTCCACTCACCATCCTTGTGGTCGTAAACCATTCCCTCGTTACCGGCTGGTGTGGCCCTCCACTTAAGATCCCATACACTCGCAGGTAATACGTCACCCGCCAAATAGCCTGTCAGCGCATTGCTCGATAAAGTCCCCGCTGCTACACACAGGCAATGGCAACCTCCAACCTTGCGTGATGTTGACGCATTGTAACCACTTGGATAAGTGGCGTTGGCCGACACCTTGATTACCGGCGTTGTCCCCGATCCTGGTTGACAGAGATAGACATAGAAGTCTTTCCCCGCTCTGTTGCTCGCTGTTCGATAGTCTGTTCCTGCTACTGTGTCCCAGGTTGCTTCGAGGCTCAAGTCTAGCGTTGCCTGGGCCGTAAGGGTTAAGCTAACTCCGCCAACATCGGACTGTACAACGTTAGCTGTGAGTAGTTTGTATCTATCGGCAGCCGCTGACACAGTTTTTGCGGCAAATGATATGTCGGCGTAATACCAGGCGGTTGGATAGGATGTGGCTACGGCTGCGCTTACGATATTCGCGCCGTCACGTTTTAGGTATTGCCCATCCGTTATCGCACCAACAGTTAAATCCGCCGGTGTAGAGGTTTCGTGTATGCTGGTCACACCCGCTGTCAGTTGAGATGGTGTTATTTTTAGTTTCCTGTCAAACTTATCGCCCGCTGCCATTTATGTTTCTCCTTACACCGGAACTGCGTAGTGCAGGTAAACCGTCCCTGCAAAGGTTTCTGCGGCGTTTCTTGTTACTGTCAGTGATATGTTCGCCCCACCTGTTCCGCACGCTGTATATGGCTCTACAACGTATGTCCCCAATGTCGGTAAACTCACATCAGTTGCAGCCATGTCCCGCCCTGCCGTTCCAGATACGCCTACTGACACGGTTGATGCTGCTGTCGCCGAACCGACGTTAGAGACTACAATGACAACTTTGGTGATTACGCACGCATCTGGTGGGTCAAGAAGTAAAGCAGGTGAGGACGTTGCTTGTGTGAACGAAATTAACGCTACATTAAATGCCCCTGCCGTTGCGCTAACTATATCCGTGCCCACTCTCTTTAAGAATTGACCGTCAGTGATAGTAGATATTGCAAGAGCTGTTGCTCCAGAATGGATACTTACAACTGTTGGGGCTGTAGCTGAGCCCCCTAAATCCCCTGAAAGTTGGGTAATACCTTTTGTTGCAGCTCCTGCATCGGGTTGGGATATGCTTACCCACGCACTACCATTGTCTATGTAAAGAAGACTAGTAGAACTATCCATAAAAAAACGACCAGCAGACCCAAAGGCAGGACGGTTTATCAAGGTGTCCACAGTAGCTCTACCCACTATTTGTTTAGCTACTCCATCATATATGTATATATGCTTAGTATCTGTTGCGAACCCCATTTCTCCAATAACGAGGGTTCCCGCCTTTACTTCAGCATCGGTTCCTCTTTTAATTTGTATTTTTAAGGACATATTCCACCTAACCTATTATTTTTTATACAAAGGTTCCACCATCTAAATCACCCCAAGCTACATCAACACCATGTCCGCCACTAACTAACACCTGTCCGGCAGTACCGTGTACAAGCTCAGTTGGAATAAATGTTGCACCTTGATATGCCAACAAGGAACCTTGCTGTGCCCCATGTGCTGTCATTGCAAGAGTTATTGAATCAGCCGCAGGAGCCGCAGGAGCCGCAAATTCTAAATCTGCTGTAGCTCCTTTTGCGGTTAACACATAACCATTAGCAGCAGCAGCTAACAAGGTGGGGTCAAAACCAGCACCTGCATAGACAGGAAGTCCTCTTGATGCCCCATGAGCTACTTTCGCCAGGGTAATAGCGTTATCAGCAACTACTGGAGTTGGAATAGCAGCCCATCCAACGTCACCCTCTGCTCCCGATGCAGTTAAAACGTATGCGGTTGTTCCAGCAGCTAGTCTTGTGGGGGGTCCACCGGAACCATTATAAGTAAGAATATCTCCACGAGTCCCGTGTTCCATCATTGCTGTAGTCACATAGTCATTTGCAATGGACAAATCATGGTTATGGTCACTACGAGCCACTGTTGAAGCAGAACCAGCAGCACCTGAAGAGCTTGATGTAACTGCCCCAGGTTCACCTGATGCCAACGCATAGTTATTGATGGGAACCCAGGCTGAACCAGAATAGATGTAAAGTAAATCTTCGTCATCTACAAAGGTACACATGCCTTCTGTTGGGGTTGTAAAAACCCACGTTGAGCCTGATGCGGGGTATTGTGCTATGTAGTTTTCTTTACCTGACCATACCCCAGACGCAGTGGCGGCAATAATATATCTATCGCCAGCAGCTTCCCCCCCAGGAGGCGCAGTAAGACTTTTATCCTTAACACTATCCTTGAATTCTCCTACACCTAAGTGTGCCGCAGTAATAACAGCCTGAACCTTCTCTGCGGACCAAATATCAGTGCTGCTTGTCCCGCTGTCGTTTATGGCTAATCCTGCTGCTGTAGCTCTTACCCAAGTGGACCCGTCACAAAACCATAAACCGTGACTGGTAGTGTCAGTATAAAGTCTTCCAGCTACAAGATTCCCAGAAGGTTCCCCTGCACCTGAAAAACATCTACCAACTACATAGTTAGCAGCAGTAGAACCATCACCGACATAAACTAATAGTTCATCTGTAGTAAACC